ATTGAAATGTACTCACTAAGTAGTGAAGTCAATTCAGCTTCTGCATCGATTGAGTGATATGCGTTAAGATCTTGTGCAAATTCTGGAGTCCATTGTGCCTTTAACTTACGTGTTTTGGCAACAATTGCTTCAGAAGCAAGTTTTACGTCGATTTCTGGAATAGTAATAGATGTATCTACTGCTGCAGATGAATCAGCTTCAAAGTCTCCTCTGTTGTTGTCAACAGGTTGGCTTAGGTAAGCTACACTTAAAGCAGTGTTTGCATCAATATCATTCGTTTCAGTTACGATGAATGAAATAGTAGTTCCTGAAATTTTAGTATACTTTCTATGTACAGTTGTAATGTCACCTGAATCAACAGAAAATGCTCTTACAGCTTCTGTGTCAGGACGTGTTAGGTCTGAAGATAGAATGTTAATTTTAACGATTTTGTCACCGTTACCAGCTGCTGCTACTGACTGAGAGAAATCTAAGTCATAGTCAAAGTCAGATAGGTTAGTGTTAAGGTCTACAGAAGACGTAGTAAATTTACCAGTTGCTAGTGTGTCAGCAAGATCTCCAGCTCCTAAACCTGTAAAGGTTGAAGGATTGATAGAGTATCCAAATTTACCTGCTCCGTAAAGTCCGTCAGCTACATCTTCGTCAACTGACATCTTTGCAGATGCAGAAGATACGTTTCCGTATAGGTTCTCTCCGTCGTTAAATCCGTTGGCTCCAGTTCCGTATTTAAAGTCTAAGTAAAATACTAGACCTGAAGGTAGGTTCATTGGTTGTACAGATACAAAGTCCTGTGCAACGATTTGAGCGAATACTTTACGCACTAAAGGTAAAGCTACTCCTGCCCATTGCTCACCAGCTCCAGCTGTAAAGCTTCCTCCACCAACATTGGTTGAGTTTGCTTCAGATACGATCTGCTTTGCTTGGTTCTCAAGAATCATAGCCATGTTGTTTGACTCTTTTTCTTTTAAACCTTCAAGCAATCCAGATTGTCTCCACTTGTCAGCCAACTTATTTGCGTCAGCTTGCATGCTTTTGTACTGGTTTGAGCTTTCTAATAGGTTATTAATTTCCATGTTTTAAAAAATAAATGTTTAAATAATTCCAGCTAATTTTTGCATTCTTCTAACTGCGTCAGAAACTTCTGTAATTACTTCTGGTTTAGTAGAAGCTGTTGTTCCTGTTGCTTTAGAAGCCATGCCTTTAATTTTAGATTCTGTTACTGTTTCTTTCTTTGCATTTACTACATTTTCAGATACAGTTTCGAATACTAATTTCACTTCTTTTACTGTTTCGGCTTTGTCGAAAGCAGCAATAATGTTAACTTTTTGTGATTCTGTAAGGTTGTTTGCCTTAAAGATTTTGTTAACATAAAGTAGTTTTGAATTGAGAAGATTAGTTTCGTGTAGATCTTTTTGTAAAGTCTTGATAGTTTCAAGAGCTTCATGAAGGTCTGATTCACTTACTGTCTTGTTGATGTTTGTACCTTCAGCAGAATGGTCAGCTGATTCTTGATTAGCAGTTGAGGTTGCTGTTACATCCTCTTCTACTGTATCTTCATCATCATGTTCACCTTCAGCTACTGTAGCCTCTAGTTCTGCAAGAAGTTCGTCTAGGTCAATTTCATCATCTTGTTCAGCAGGTTCTTCGATTGGATCTTCTAGTTCAGGCTCGTCACCCATACCTTCAATATCTCCACCGTCTAAATCTGCACCTACTTCTTCTTCTCCACCGCCGATTTCTTGACTAATGATATCTCTTATCATGTCCTTAAACTGATCAACAGTTAGGTCAGATAAATCTTCGTCTCCATCAACAGCTTCTTCACCGGCATCATCGCCAGCGTCTTCGATTTCGTCTTCAGCTTCGTCTTCAGATTCTTCTGAATCATCCTCGGCTTCGTCTTCGTCAGCTTCTCCTACTGGTTCTATTTCTGTTAGGTTTTCCTCTACAGCTTCGTCTTTGTCGTCTTTGTGTTTTCCTTCTTCTACTTCTTCTTCTTCGATTCGTTTACTACAGTATCTTCAATTTGAGATTCTTCAATCTCTTCTTGTTCTTGAAGTTTTGCAGCTAACATGTCTTTAAGATGAGGAGTTAAAGTCTCTTCCAAAGCTTCTTTAGCGTTAGCAATAGCGGCTTCTCTTACAGATTTAGCTTCAG